GGTGAAGCAAGAGAGATATTTCGTTCTTGGCAAACAACAAAGGACAACATGTTTGTCCGAGCGATGTTGGAAAGAGCAGAAAAAATGTATGGCATGGGTGCAAAGGAGAGGATCAGATCCTACCTAACCCAAATGAAAGAAGGAACACTTGAATGACATGGCCTTTCCCGCAATTCCCAAACCCTAAAGACACGGGCAACAAAGTCCCTAAGTTCAATCCTGGTAACCACGAGGATGCACCACTGTGACCAAAGACGAAGCATTGGACTTGGCGCTGGAGGCGATGCTGCGATACCAAGTAAAGCGACAAGACTTTGACAGATTTGCTGACGAGATTGCCGCCATCAAGCAAGCCCTTGCAGCACCTGTGCAGGAATGTGAATCGTGCAAAAGAAAAGATTGTCTGCTGGAAATGTCGCTGGCAACGATTCAAAGTTTGCAAGATTGCACTTCACCCGCAGCACAGCGGCCCGTGACAGAGCCACATAAATGGGTTGGGCTGACGGATGAGGAGCGCGAGGGGATTCTTGATCGTGAGTTTCGCCAATGGTGGAGCAGACACGATGCGGTATGCCGAGCCATCGAAGCCAAACTCAAGGAGAAGAACACATGACCTGTAAACACCGCTGGCTACTGACCCCATCACCCCACCGCAGTCAGTACCATTACCAATGCGCTAAGTGCAACCAAGTGGCATGGACCACCATCAAGGAAAAAGAATGACCTTCCAAGTCATCTTTCAAATTGAAGGTACACCAGTACCCAAGGGTCGTCCAAGGTTTGCTAGGCGAGGTAAGTTTGTCTCAACTTACAGCCCAAAAACCACAGTTGACTACGAATCCAAGGTTTCTGATGCTGCTAGACAAGCAATGGGCTCACAGAAGCCCTTAAAAGGGCCCATAGTGGCCTGTATTTACATCACCCTACCCATCCCAGCCTCATACCCCAAAAAGCGATTTAACGCCTGTTTATCGGGTGAGGAGCGTCCAATCAAAAGAAGTGACATCGACAACTTCTGCAAAGCAATCTTTGACGGTATGAATGGGATTGTGTTTGAGGATGACAGCCAAGTGGTGTCTTTGCATGCTACTAAGGTGTATGGCACTGTGGGTTTGGTCGAAATAATGGTTCAAGAACATCTTTTGTGATGGAGTTAATTAATGCGGAAGAAGAGTAAGTACAAGCCAAAGGGTGTACGACTAGACGTAATGAATTGGGTGTTGGCTGGTATGAAGAAGGTTGGAACACTGCCAAATGCTGGTATTGGTCTAAAGCTCAAGAACCATGAAGCCTTGGACTCAATCCTCAAGGGTGAAGGCACAAAAGCTCATGTTGATGTGCTGATCCATGCTTTGAACATAGCGGAGGCTTTGATCCGTATCCGTGATGACTTGGGTGCTGATTGGGCAACAGAGATTAAGGCAGCCCAGGACGCTATCTATTCAATGGGCAAAAGAGGTGTTGAGAAGGGTAGTTTTGCCTTTACAGGACCTGAGATGACTGCTGTAAGGGTGGTGATGGATGTCCATGATGCCCAGCTAGACGATTGCACCGTGAAAGAGATGGAAATGGCTTTGGAGATAGTGCGTGAAGAGATCCGTCTGAAGAAGTGCAGACCAATCATCAAACAGGTAGAAACAAATGAAGCGTGAACTTTTAATTGGCTGTGGTTCTTATCACACAAAGTTAATGGCATCTGATGGAACCAGTGAGTGGTCAAACCTGACTACCCTGGACTACAACGCAGACCACAAACCTGATGTTTGCTGGGACTTGATGAACATGCCATTGCCTTTTGGCGATGAAGAGTTTGATGAGATCCATGCTTATGAAGTGCTAGAGCATCTTGGTCAACAGGGTGACTACAAGCTTTTCTTTGCTCAGTTCTCAGAATTCTGGAGACTGCTAAAGCCCAACGGTTATTTCCTTGCAACCTGTCCATCAAGAAACTCAGTATGGGCATATGGTGATCCAAGCCATACAAGGATCATTCAATTAGAGCAATTGGTTTTTCTATCTCAAGCTGAATATGCAAGACAAGTAGGCAGAACACCGATGTCTGATTTTCGCAACATCTACAAAGCAGACTTCAAAAGCATTTACCAAGAGGACGATGGAGAGATCATCAGGTTTGTATTGCAAGCTATAAAGAATTGATTTTGTAGCTTATAATTCAAGCCATGAAACAACGTGGCGGCTCAAGAAAAGGTGCTGGTCGTAAGAAGATCAGTGAAGAAGGAAGGACTATCCGAGCAAGGGTAGGGCCTATCCACGAGCAAGCATTGACACTGGCAGGGAATGGTTCCTTGTCAGAAGGCATTCGCAGATTAGCTGAAAAGCATTGGAGACTAGTGCATGGAGATAAACCCAAACAAAGCCATCCAGTATTTAATGGACACGGCTCCCTTGTACGCACAAGCCAAGGCAAACAGGATGTACCTGGAGGAGATGAGAAAGTCAGTCAAGGCAAAGCTGATGAAGGGTTGCCAAGAGACAGTGCTGGGTAAGCAGGAAATTTATGCTTATGCTCATCCTGACTACATTGAGATCCTAGAAGGGATCAAGGCAGCAGTTGAACAGGAAGAGAACTATCGCTGGATGATGGCTGCTGCTCAAGCACGAGTGGAGGTATGGCGGACCAACAAATACTCAGAACGTGCAGAAGCCAGAAATGTTTGATATACTGACCCTGTTGTAGTGACTCACAACAAGTGGAAGCCGTTTACACATGCGTTTGGCCCTCTGAGAAATCGTGAGGGGAGTCACCCGAATGCAGTTGTAAGCGGCTTTTTTGTTTTCACTATGACTCGGACACCATGCGGTACGTCAGTGGTGGAGTCTTAAATAACCCTGTTACACGAGCAAGCCAGAGCAGGGATGGTGGGCGAATTCCTAGAGCCAGGTGGTTGAAACAAGTCTGGGATAGTGCAGTGCGAGGACATGGCTCCGAAGATCACAAGCACAGAGCGAACTGTATTTGATTACGGTAAGGCTGTGCTTTGCTCCAACATTCACCAAAGATCACTTTCATGAACAACAAACTGAACAAAGAAGAAAGAATCCACTTAGCCCTGGTTAAAGAACTGCCTTGTTCCGTATGTGATGCTCCTGGTCCTAGTGAAGCCCACCACATTAAGCAAGGACTTCAATACACCTGTGTAGCTCTTTGCTCTGATTGCCACAGAGGACCAGTATTAGGATGGCATGGTCAGAAAAGAATGTGGTCTATCAAAAAAATGGATGAATTAGATGCTCTAAACAAAACAATAGAGAATCTCTTTAAATTCATTTGAAATACAAAATATATTGGAATCTCAAAACTTTGAAAAACTTTGAGATCCTAAAAATTGGTTAAATCGGTTTCCAAAATACCAAATGGACTTTTTTTGAAAAACCCCATTTTTTGCCATTGACCTAGGGTTTACCCTTATAGAGTGAAAGTGAGCACTCACTTCACCTGAAAAGCCAGCAGCGCATGAGACACTAGCGACAATGCCCCTAGAAAGCCACTAAAAAGCCCGTATAGGCCGTTTTTTATGCTGGTGCATACCTACTATGCCAAAACCAGAAAAATCGATTGTAGGCCGTTTAAATCGTTTTGCTTGAAGTGAGCGCTCACTAACTTAACAAACCCAAAAAAACCCGGAACGAATCCGGGATTCTTTGGAATTGTTACTTAGATGCTGTCAACCAAAACCCAAAAATTCTCAGGTTTGACACTCCGCCACTGTCTAGGGTTATCGCATGAGTGAACGATTAAGCCCAGTTCATGCACTCCGGTGACTGTCCACAATGCAGCACTGTCCTGGGTGGTGATAACGCCTATTTGCCCGATCTGGTTTTCTATGTGCATGATGGAAGCCCTTTTGTTAAGCAAATTTGAGATACGCCGTTCTCGCGAACAGTGAATCGGTCATAAGTTATCTGGCCCTCATGGTCTAAGAATTCGTTTTCCGAGACTTCTACTACATCTGGCCCTTCTTCTAAATCGTAGTCAACAATAAAAAACCGTACATCAATTTTCATGCTTGCACCTTAGAAAAAAAAGAACGGGCAGGGGTTAACTTGTCGAAAGATTCCCACAAAAAACAGCCTCTCTCATTGTCACGGGCTTGTACGTGCCACACTGCCCCATCACGGAATAACCGCTTCTCACCGCCTACCGTAAGTAGTGGCTTTGTTTCGAGATAGCCGCAGGCAAAAGCATAAATAGATAAGCTGCCGTTTTTGTTTCTAAATTTGTCTTTCATGCTTCACCCCTTAAAAAACTTGATAAACGATTTCACAGTCTGTTTCACCTAAGACAACAGTGTTTTCATTCAAATAGTCAATGACTTGTTGTTTTTGTTCGTCTTCATTTTCGTTTTCGTCAATCTCGATTGAGTAGTTGGCTGCTAAATCCATCCAGTTGTCTGTTGCATATTCGCAACAAATAGCGACAACATCCAATTCCAATTCTTGGCCCGTTGATTCTTCCATCTCTTCCAGATACTCAAAAATTACCATTAGGGCCTGATACCCGAATTGGTCATATCGGTCATACGCCCTGAATGCGTCAACAAAGTCTGAAAAGTTGATTGTCTGTTTCATGATGTTCTCCAATGATTTAATAGAACAAGGCGTCAAGGCCATGAAGAGTGAGAGCACAAAGCACTAACCCGCAAATAAAAGAAAAAACGATTTCCTTGAGCATTTCAATCTCCTAATCTGTGGGCATCCCTTGAAGGGATAAATTCTGTGGCTTTGCTGTCTGCTGCATCTGCATGAATGGCGGGTTCAATAGCATCCATGAGATCAGACAAGTCGTCATCAGTAAGAAGCTCTACTACGCTAGTACCATCTAGAAGAACGTCATTCAATTCGGTCTTGTAGATTCCGTTTTCATCAGACCAGCCAGAAGCCTGGACCCATAGGTGCGCTCTCCTGATCTGGTGTTCAAATTCGACCTTAATATCTGGTGGGGTGTATCTCATGGCTTACCTTTCGTAATTGATGTACGTGCAACAAACAGCCCAAAACGGGTCACAGTAGCCTTGTCATAGCAATGTGCCCATTCAATAGCATTCTTGAGAGTGAGAGAGTGGTGCACCTTGGTGAATCCTTCGCCTTGTGTCTGATAGCCAATACGCTTGGCTAGGGCTAGTCTGATCTTGTCTAGCAGTCGCATGTTTACCCTTTCAGGTTTGTTGAACATGTGTCTATTGTGTGTGATTGTGTGCGATTGTATATAGGTGTTTACCCTAGGTTTGTGTTTGATTTTGTGGCTACAGTGGAATCCGCGAACAACTAACAACCCAAGCTCAAGGGCATCTATCCATGTAGGGTAAGACACTAAGACTATGAGAGGGTCTATAGAGGGAGAGCATAGAGGAGAGAGAGGGCTTCCAGAGCATGGACAGACCATAGACAAAAACACTGTGACAACCTTTTGCAGACCGCCAAACAGAATCCTATTGCGTGTCTGAGACAAACTATGCATTCCTTGCATAACCTAGGGTTTCCACCTAGACCAAGGCATGGCTGTATAGATAGACAGCACTGGATAGAAACACAGTAGGGTTTACCCTGGGTGGATAGATGGACAGTGGTGGATGGGTGGACAGTAGGGTTTGTCCTAGTAGGGTTTACCCCCCCTTGATAGAAACAGGGGTGCGGTCTGTGACAGTACAGATTCACACATCAATTCAAAGTTTCACAGATCAATTCACAGATTCAAGCAGAGATACCCCCCACCCTCTATCCCAGAAGTAAGCTACCCTTCCAAAAAATTTTTTTAGGTTCTGGATTAGGATTAGAATTTGTAGACATTAAATCAAGGAGCTTGAGATGGCTGGATTTCCTATGAGAAGGGCTTTGGAGAAGAAGATTGAGGGGTTAGGGGGGATAGAGTTTGTTACTGCTCATATAGCGCAGGGAATGACTATTGGGAGGTTGGCTGAGTTCATTGAGTGTTCTAGGCCAATGCTTTCTTTTTGGATCAACCATACTGAGGAGCGTAGGACTGCTGTTATCAATGCTAGGAAGTTGAAGGCTGAGAAGTTAGCTGAGGAAGCTTTGGAGATTGCTGACCAAGCAGATGAGAGCAGTAATGGAAGTGTGAATAAAGCGAGGTTGCAGGTTGATACGAGAAAGTGGATGGCTAGTAAGTTGGACCCTGAGAACTACGGGGATACTGCTAAGACGCAAGTGAATATCAGTTTGGGTGATTTACATCTTCAAGCTTTGAAGCACATGAAGGCTGAAGTCATTACATTGGAAAACAATGAATAACCCGTTTATTGAGTTTATTAAGCTTTACAGGAATGACCCTGTTAAGTTTGTCAAAGAGGTTCTGGGAGTAGATCCTGATGAGTGGCAACAGGACTTTCTGACTGCTGTAGCGACAGGAGAGAGAAAGATCTCCATTCGTTCTGGTCACGGTGTTGGTAAAAGTACGACTGCTTCTTGGGCCATGCTTTGGTTCTTGTTGACAAGGTATCCCGTCAAAGTGGTGGTTACTGCTCCTACTTCTGCCCAACTCTACGATGCCTTGTTTGCTGAACTTAAAAGATGGGTTAAAGAACTTCCTCAACCTATTCAGGACCTCCTCGATGTCAAACAGGAGAGAATTGAGCTAAAGGCCAGTGCTACTGAAGCGTTTATCTCGGCTAGAACAAGTCGAGCAGAGCAGCCTGAAGCTTTGCAGGGGGTTCACTCGGATAACGTTATGCTGGTAGCTGATGAGGCTTCTGGTGTTCCTGAAGCGGTGTTTGAAGCTGCTGCTGGCTCTATGTCTGGTCATAACGCCCTGACTATCCTTTTGGGCAACCCTGTCCGGTCTTCTGGTTTCTTTTTTGACACACACAATCGGCTAAAAGACGAGTGGTGGACCAAACGTGTGTCTTGTGTTGACTCCAAACGAGTCAGTAAAGAATACGTTGAGGACATGAAATCCCGCTACGGAGAGGAATCTAACGCCTTCCGTATCCGTGTTCTTGGTGAATTCCCTAGAAGTGATGACGACACCATCATCCCTATGGAGCTACTCGACTCTGCCAAACACAGAGATACCCGTCCCTACGAGGATGCTCCTATCGTTTGGGGGCTGGACGTTGCTCGTTTTGGCTCAGACTCGTCAGTTTTGTGTAAGCGTCAATCCAACGTTGTCCATACCCTAGAGAGGTGGAGGAACTTGGACTTGATGCAATTAACGGGTGCTGTGGTTGCTCAGTACGAGGCTTGTGATGGTAAGAACCGTCCTGCTGAGATCCTGGTTGACAGTATCGGTTTGGGGGCTGGTGTGGTGGATCGGTTACGAGAATTGAACCTTCCTGCCCGTGGAATCAACGTATCTGAGAGTCCGGCTATGGGAGGGACTTATCTCAATCTCAGGGCTGAGTTATGGCACAAAGCTAAGGCTTGGCTGGAGAAAAGGGACTGCAAAATACCCAATAACGAGGATTTGATTGCTGAATTGGCTACTGTCAGATACACATTTACCTCTAACGGAAAGATAAAAATCGAATCAAAAGATGATATTCGTAGACGAGGATTAAAGTCTCCTGACATGGCTGATGCGTTTGTGTTGACATTCGCCTCGGATGCTGCCACTATTTCTTGGGGGAAAAGCAGTTCATGGGGTAAGCCGATAAAAAGGCTGATCCGTGGTTTGGTTTGATCCTTTACTGAGAACTTGAGCCACCTAATACGTGGCTCTTTTTTTGCTGTATGGTAATATCCCAATACCTTTTTGGAGACTTCTTATGAAGATGGACAAAGCCGCCGAGAAAATTGGCAAAGTAATGGGCGAATACAAAGAAGGCAAGCTCAAGTCTTCTTCTGGTCAAAAGGTCAAATCTCGTGATCAAGCCATTGCCATTGCGATGTCTGAAGCCAAGATGCCCAAGCGTGGTCAACGTACCGCCACAAATCGGAGCAAGAAATGAAACAAGGTTTGTACGCTAACATTAATGCTAAACGAGAGCGGATTAAGGCTGGCTCCAATGAGAAGATGCGTAAGCCTGGAACTAAGGGCGCTCCAACAGCCAAAGACTTTAAACAAGCAGCTAAGACTGCTAAAAAGAAATGATCAAGCGTGGCTCTGAAGAGTTCTCTGGTTACAACAAGCCAAAACGAACTCCAGACCACCCCAAGAAAAGTCACGCAGTACTAGCCAAGTCTGGTGACCAAGTGAAGTTGATCCGCTTTGGACAACAAGGTGTTTCCGGTAGTCCTGATGGCTCCAAGAGAAATGAAGCCTTCAAAGCACGACATGCTCAAAACATTGCCAAAGGAAAGATGAGTGCTGCTTTCTGGGCAAACAAAGTAAAGTGGTAAATCATGAAATGCCCTATTGCGACCTACGACATCAAAGCCAACCTGAAAAACAGGAATTGGGCTATTAAGAATGTTGACTATGGCCCTGCCAATCCAGAAGAAGATAACGAAGAATACTGGCAAAAGCTAGCCAATATCTGGAAAGTTTCCATTGATGAGGTCCAAGAGATGCGTTGCGGTAACTGTGCTGCATTTATTCAGACTCCTGAAATGCTGGACTGCATCGTTAAGGGCATTGATCAAGAGGAAGAAGGCTACGCTGCTGACGTAATGGAAGCATCAGACCTTGGCTACTGCGAGTTGTTTGACTTCAAGTGTGCTGGAGATCGCACCTGTTCAGCGTGGCTTACTGGTGGACCCATTACACAAAAGATGACCAAGGGTCAGCAAAACATGCTGATGATGGCTAAGACCGAATACGAAATGGAAGATGAGGAAGATTAATCATGGAAGCAATAATTGCAGCGTTGTTAAAACAATTCGAGGCTGATAATGAATCAGTTGCTAATTCTGGATCAGCGGCCATGTCTCAGCCAATGTCAACTCCTGCGCCTCAGGCAACCCCTATGACTATTGGTCAAGCGGCAGGAGACTTTGCCACTCAATCTATTGGTCAGCAAATCCAACCAGCTATGAACTTGTACAACCAAGTTACAGCCCCCAACGCTACTGCTGGTGACATGGCTCGTTCTGCTTTTGAGTACACCATCAAAACAGATCAAGACCCACAGAACAAGGTAACCATCCCTGCTATGGGCAACATGAATCCATACGCAAACATGACAAACAATACCTCTGGTGGTATTCCTGCTCTGCTGCAAAACACCCAATCTGGCCTACTGCCATTTTTTGGCTCACGCTAAGGAATTGATATGAACGAGAACCCAATGTTGATGGCAGAAACTCTGCAAGGCCAAATAGAAGGCCAAGAAGTAATGTCAGAGGAAGAACTGCAAGGCGTTATTTCTGCTGAGATTTACGATGCCATCTCGTTTATTGATGACGACATTGGTGGCAATCGTGCATTGGCTACTG